AAATGCAGTGTGCTGAACCACTCTTGTTAAGTTAGCAAGGTATCTTTCAGATACACCTAGGTCTTCAGTGATGATACCACCAGGTACAGTTGAAGGGTAAAGCATAGCAACACCGTTGCCTGTTCCATCTTCCCAACAACCAGCATAAATGTTGTACTGGTCTGTGTTTTTCACAGGAATGTAGTCATTTCTGAAAATTGGAATACCTTGGTATGCAAGGATATTTCTGTTTGTGATAGGTGTTGTGATGTATTCAAAAGCGTTAAGCGATCTTGCTTTTTCTCTGAATTTGTTCATCACAGCAGAAGGCATCATAATCCAGTCAACTTGACCATCTTTTGCAGTCACGCCATCTAATAGTTCATCCATAAGTGATAGGATGTTACCACTAGCGCCAGTACCGTCAAGTGCAGTACCTAGTAGGTTAGCGGCACCTGTTAGATCGTCTTGTAGACCTTCAAAGCCGTTTGCGTCACCATCAGTTTTACCTGTGACTACCTGCTTGTAGACTTTTCTTGCAATGTCTCTTGCTTTACCTTCAACAGCAATCGCCATTAGATCTACACCATTAGCAGAAGCACCTGCTGAATTTAATTGTCCAACTTGTGCTTGACCTACTACTGATTTAATTTCAAATGTGTGTGCTGTTGTTGTGATTTGTGCTGAAGTAGTTGCATCCGCAGATAAGTCTGTTGATTCATCTGTGAACTTTGTTAAGTCAGCGTCTACTTGGTATTGTCTTGTTAATGCTTTACCTTCCACTGGAATGTAAGGCACAAATTCAAACCAAGGGGCAACCGTTGCTATTGTGTTAGCAACCCCAGCCGCGATTGGGTTATTGTGATGTACATTAGCGCCAATTGTTGCTAATGATGATGTTAAAAAAGCCATTGTTTTCTCCTTTAATGGTTTATATTAATGTTATTTCCCAGATCGTCCAGGTCATAACCACTGCGGCGGTTATGCTGATATTTATTATTTGTTTCTCAAACCTTGGGCTATCATATCTCTTGCTGATAACTGTGTGGGTTGAGCCTGCACTGGTGATCGTTGTCCTCTTGCACCAGTACCTGTTGATTCTTCAAACAAATGTGTTGCTGATTTAGAAAGTTTATTAATCCATTGATCAATTGTCATTGGTTCACCTTCGTTGTTGTAGATGGTTTCACCATTTGGGTCTTTGGCTATGGCTTTGCCGTCTTCAAGACTGAATGTGTTCTTTGCTCTCAACAATACATCTTCAAATGCTGACTGTTTCACATTGTGTTTGGCCGCACTTGATTGCACTTGATTATCAATTAATACTGTTGACAATTTTTGATTGGTTTTTGAATAGTTTTCTGTCATTTCAGCCAATTTTTTTTCATAATCTGCTTTCATCTCAGCAGTTCTTTTGGCCAATGTTTGTTCAACATCTGTTTCAGGTATTGAACCTTTGGCTTTGTCTTTTGAGTATTGTTCTTTTAATTTGTTATACTCATCCATGTCAACATAACTCATTTGCTTTCTTAAATCTTCAAGTTCTGCATTGAGTTTTCTATTATTAGTTCTAAATTCATCAAGTTTGGCACTTGGTACAGCATTTTTCACATTCAATTTATAGCCATCTTCTTGTTTTTCATAAAATGAATGTAAAGATTCAGGCACAGAATCCAATGTGTCTGTGTAAAGTGTTAATGGTTGAGTTGATTGTTCGTTTGATTGTTCTTGTGTGTTTTCTGTAGACATACGAGTCCTCCTTTGTTGTTAAACACGGTTAACGGTTTTATATATTGTTTTGATTGAAAAGTCTACTTAATTCTGGATGCATTTCTAAAATTTCATCATCCGTCATGCCCTGTTCAATCATTTCTCTAAAGTGAGTGACAAATTTAGTTTCGTCAGTCACTGGTTCGTGAACCTCAGACGGTCCCTCGTCATCTGAGTCCATTGCAGAATCTTCAACATCTGGTTGCTCCACTTGATGTTTCAGACCCTGTAATCTTTTTATTTCTTCTTGTTTGTTATGATCAGGTGGTAATATTTCACCTTTGTGCATTTGATAGTATAATGTTTCTTCTGATATACCACCATTTTGATATGCTGTGATCATGTCTATTAATGATTTTGAATCCATTTGTGATGCAATAAAGTCTCTGTTCAATTCCACATCAACTTGATCAATATTAATTCCCATATAGTCAGCACAATATTTGATTGCTTGAGTTATACCAGCATCAACTGATTCCACAACAGTGATAAGAGCAGATCCTTCTGCCGCTTGTCTGATGTTATGTGATTCAGCCGTCTCAGGTTGTGCAGATGGTTTTTCTAATAACCTTGCACCCAGTTTTCCCATTTTGCCTTCAACATCATTTAGATATTGTCGTAATGAACCAACCCCTGCCCCAGTAAACTCTAACATACCAACAGTGGCACCTTGCGGTAGCATTAACATATTTGTTGAACCAATTCGCAACGGGGTTGTGTCTTTAGTCTCACCCCCATAGTTGTCTACACCTGTGGCATAGGGAGTGGGCAAACTGGTAAAGTGTAATGCATGACCAATGTCTGCTGAAAATTTATAGTGATTGATATTGAGATTCACAAGATCTAAAAGTGGTGAATCTTCATATTCACAACCTGTTGAAGTTGTGTTGATGATCACAAAAGGAATGTATTCTAAAGGTCTGCCATTGATGGTAGGAGTGACTATAGGACCAGCAGTCTCTTTTTTACCATCATAGTAATATATTTGTTGTGTGTATATTCCATCTTGTAATCTAAGGACTCTGTAACAAGTTTCATATTCAGTTTGAAATTCGTCTTTGCCATACATTGGTTTTTGTTCTGCCAACACAACCATTTCCAGTTGCATAATACCATTTTGGTATCCCATTCTGTGATTGATAATTGATTCACCAATGTAATGGTTACAATATGGTCTTTGTTGTGTGTTATCATAATCTATTAAAATACCATGTCTACCAACTGTAAGCACTTCTTTAAGGACTTGTTTGGTGAAGTGATTGGCAGTTGTGCCATCAAGATCAAAATCTTGTATGACTGCGTCCATTTCCGCTGGTTTTGTGAAAGTGGCGTCTCTTCTGAACACAGAACCTACCAATGCTGACAATGTTCTTCTTGTGGCATTGTAAAATTGTGCTCTTTCTTTGTAATCTTCATATTCTCTTGAATTTAAACCACTCAAATGTGGTAAAAATGTTTCGCCCATAGACTTAACTGCTTCTTCTCCAGAAGCAACGGTTCTAGTTTTTAAGGCTTTTGAGGCCCATTGTTCATGTAGTGGATGTGGTGTACTGCTTGGCATTCCTTTTAGTCCTTAATCATATTTATAGTTAATAGCCTTGTAATGGAATCATCTTAGCCGTTTTTGGCCTATCTAATACTATGTATCTCAATGTATCAGCATCATGATCCACCGCTTTGGTGTCTACATCGTCTAAATTGTTGGTGTCTCTTGGCAAACCTGATAGGTTTCTCCAAAGGTTTTGACAACGATTCATTATCACAAGTCCTGGTTCTTCTTGGTGTTCTGGCATCATTGCACCAAATTTATTTCTAATTTGTTGCCAGCCTATCTTTCTTGAACCAGGTGCTTTGTTGGATCTGGTCCAATTTATGTTGTGTACTGACATTTCTTCTGCTATCTTTTGATCACCATCAAATATTGAATTATCTGCTGGGCCTGGTCTCACTGCTCTATCAAAATGTCTTTCTTTTTCTGCTATGGCTTTGGCTATGTCACTGGCACTCCATCTCAAACCTTCTGCTGGTTTGTTGGCTTTGCAACCATACAGTTCATCTGTGATCACAATAGTACCTGGCTTGAATGTGTGTTGTTGACCATCTATGGTGCAAGGTGTGTCATCTGCTATGGCATACCATAAAACACTAAATGGTGCTGAATAACCAAAGTCAAAACCTCTCTTCAAAGTCCAATGCTCTGGTAATCTAAAATCTGATACCAAATTCTTTGCTGGATCCATAACATCTGAAAACATTTGTCCTGATGGTATGTTCCAATCTCCTTCCAACATAGCAGTGACCAATTCTGAATTACCCATGGCCATGACCCTTTTCACATAATCAGGATCTTCACGCATCATGTAAGGATTATCATATATTTTTGCTGGCAGATACTGTCTCAACAATCCACCTTCTTCTGCAGGCATTTTCACAATCTTGTTATTGGGACATAGATCAACCCAACCCATTTTGAAAAAGTTGTGTGATATACCACCTGGGTTTGAACTGACCATAATTTTAGGAAAATATCCCTTCCATTTTTCTGGTACCTTGACACCAGTCATCCTAACCCTGGATCGCATGAATCTGTATTGTGCTTCTGTGAATGTTGTGCCTTCATCCAGCAATAAGCAATGAATCTCTGATCCTTGCCAACGGTACATATCTTGTTCTTGTTGTAGGTGTGAAAGTGTTATGATAGATCCATTCCAAAATTTAAATGTGTTGTGTGCTGAATTGTATTTGACATAACCTGATGTTATCAATGGTTCCAATATGGAAAGATAACTGTGTGGTCCCACAAGATGGTTCACTCGTAAATCAGGAAATGTTC